GGTTGCCAAGATTATCCTAACTGCAGAGGAACTAGAGACAATATGGGACGTTCTAAGGCTGATAGAGCTAAAGAAAAAGGTGAAGATTATGAACATGACGATAAAGATGAAACAAACAGATTTTCATTTAAGAGAACAAGATGATTGACATAGACGTTCAGCCTGCGAAGCAGAAGGTGAACATTGTATTAGATGCGAGTAAGATAGATTTATTCGAGACGTGCCCTAAACGTTATCACTTCAGACATAACTTCAATAAGACTCTTCCAATAATACACAAAGCTAAAGCGCTAGACTTAGGTGGATTAGCCCATGAAGGATTAGCAGTCTATTTTAATGAGTTAGCTAAAGGAGTTCATTACAACGATAGAATGCAATCTTGTTTAATGAAAATTAGAGAGATTAGCTCAGATCCAGAAGAATCCAACAGCGAACCAGAAGAAGTAGAAACTCTCTTGTCAGCCGTTGAGCAATCATGCGATTACTGGCGATCTGAGGATGAAAACTCTTTAGAAATTTTAGCTGTTGAGCAGCCATTCGCTTACGAGTTATTCTCTGATGATACTGTTAGAATTATTCTAAGCGGAAAAATAGATTTACTAGTTAATTTCAGTGGAATTGGTAGACAAGCATCATATGAACGGCTGCCGATAGATCATAAAACCTACTCTAGAGATTCCACATTACTAAGAAAGTCTAATCAATTTATTAATTACTGTTCGGCAGTAGAATCTAATTATCTTATAGTTAACAGAATAGGCTTACAGAAATCTCTGAGGGCAGAAGAAAAATTCAAAAGGCTTCCTCTGTCATATGATCCAACTTATATGTCAGACTGGAAGAAAAATCTAACTGATATGTTAGTAAATGAATATCTAACAGCAGTAGCTACCGATAAGTGGGTGGAGAAGCCAACAAGCTGTAACAAGTTCAACCGTCTTTGCGAGTATTATGCAATATGTGATAGCTCAGGACAAGATAGCAAAGATAATAAATTGGAGAATGAATACATCACAGTTGAACCTTGGGATGTCACAAAGAATATGAAAGGAAGTGAGTAAATGATAGGAACAATTCTAGAAGCAGAAGAATACTACACAATAAATAACAGTAAACGATGCATAAAAATGAAAGTGGAGATAGATGGGGATGCTAAATACATATTTGTTACTCTAGAGGCTCCATTTCTATTCAATTTTTTTCTTAAGTGGTGTAGTATTCCTTTGTCTGACAGACAAGATGACGATATAAATTTGGTTATTTTGAGCAAATTAAGAGGAAAGATAGTCCCTATAGAAGAAATACTATTTAATGATAAGAGTGTTCACTGCTTAAATAGTAAAGCTCTTTTTAGAATAGGTGAATAAAAATGAAATGCCAGTCTAGGTTAAAAAAAGGTTTAAGAGAATCTCTACCATCTTGTGTTATTAATGAAATTAAAAATGCTGTAGAACGTGATGCGGAAAGATGGGATTGTAGCCGTTCATGGATTATTGCTACAGCATTAGCAGCATTCTACAATATAGATATTATGAAACCTTACGAAGTTAAAAAGAGAAAAAGAAAGGCAGCCTAAAATGAGTAGACAAGAATATCTAGAATGGTCTAAGATTAGAGCGATCCAAGAAATGGACTTCTATAAAGATCCAAATAAAGCTATTGTTTCAATGATGTCTGATCTAAGAAAACATCCAGAAACAAACAATGAAACATTAATTTCATTATGTGAAATGATGCTCTTAAGTGGCAAAATAAGAACTAGACAAGAAGCAATAAACTTCCTCAATGGGTTTAACTGAGAGAGATTGAAACCTCATTGTTGAGAGTCGTTGCATATCTGCGAAAGTGGTAGAAAGCAACAGTAGTATTCCAGCAATGAGTAGGCTAGGCTGTAGTGTGCCAGACTGACACTAGATGATGTCGCTGCCTTGCAGTCTAGCCGCCTTTTTATTTATAGATTGATAGTTAATGTGGTATAGCTCAATGGTAGAGCAGTTGCCTTATAAGCGACCGAATTTGGTTCAATTCCAAATACCACAACCATCTTGTAACATTAGAGGAGAAAAATTGGTTAAGGCTCTTGCTGAGAAACATATACACAAGTTTAAACGAATAAAATATAAATCTGGAAATATGATATTCTTTTGTGCTTTACCTGATTGTAATCATAAGATGAATACAGCTTTAGCTTTAGGAAAAAGAAGCTTGTGCTGGCGCTGTGGAGAACCATTCATAATGAATGAATACTCTATTCGCTTGGCGAAGCCACATTGTGAGAATTGTCATAAACCTAAAAATAGTATAACTAGAGAAGAAGTTACTGAGAATTCTTCTATATCATTAGCTGATAGACTGAAACAGACAATAAAACAAGCACAAAAAAATGAAGAGGAAGAAATTTGAAAGCATCACAAATCACACCAGATAATAACATAAGCTTTCTTTTTAAGTCCTCTCCAGGATTTGGCAAGACTTTAGCCGCTGCCAGTTTCGCTATGGAAGGTCCAGTCTATTTAGCTTACTGGGATAAATCTAAACCAGTAGAACTAATCACCTACTTTACAGAGAAACGTTTTGGAAGTCTAGCTAAAAAGATTTTAGATAATATCGAATATGATGTTTATGGTAGTGAAAATGCACATATGTATCTCAATAAACTTATTGACCTTTCACAAGATTGTCGATACTTTGCAATTATTAACGATTCTATTACGTTCATGACTGCCGGCGCCGTTAACTGGTCTATGAACTTCGGTAAAGATCCCAAACTGAAGAAGAAAATTAAAGATGTCCTACCTGATTGGGATGAATATAAAGTTGAAACTAGCATTGTTAGTCAGTGTATTGATATCTCTAAGAAACTTCCGTGTCATTCAATCTGGACAGCCCATCCTCTCGCTTCTGTAAGTCTCTCAGGTTCTGGAAGTTCTATGAAAGTAGTTAGAACTAATCCTATTGTTAGCTATGGTAGTAAAGTAGCCAGCATGATTCCAGGCTCATTTACAGAAATCTATCATTTCTCACAGCAATCAGATTATTCCAACGGTAAAAGTAGTAAAAAGTATATTGTAAATACTGAAGCTGTTGGCGATGAATATGCTAAGAGTCCATTGCTAGGAGATTATGTAAAAGAGTTTGATATCACTGATAGGCTATTTTATGAAGTGTGGAAAGAGCTTATTGATAAAAGTAGAGGTATTGAGCCTAAAGAATTTAGAATAATATCTAATGCTTTAACAGAAGCCAACCAAATAGCAAATCCATTTAAACAACCAGACAAACCATTCTGGAAAACGTAGGAGAGACAATGAGAGCAATCCTTACACCCGATGATCTGAAACGTGGAGACCTTATAGAGGTAGGCTGGCATCCAGCAGAGATAGTAGAATATAGAGAAAAGGAAGCTGATACTGACCAGAGCACTAACTGTTTATTTTATTTTAAGATTATTGATGGTCCCGGTAAAGGTGTTATCTGTCAGAAGTTATTTAATGAGAAAGCTCTTGGATTTGGTAAGAGTTTGTGGAAGACTCTTGCATTTCCATATGATCCTGTTAAGGGATATGAGCTTTCAACTCAATTATTCGAGCAGACTGTCGGACATAAGTTGATAATTTATGTAAAGCGTGGTAAGAGCAATAAGGGTAATGAGTTTAATGATGTAGTTGATTTCAAGCCGATGAGTTAGTATTACAGCGTTCTAGGATGCCTCTCAAATAATACAAAAATAGAGAGGTATGAAACTACTCGCAAGAGTAGAAATAACTCGCGTCGTCCTAGACCGTCCATGCTCTGGAAGTTTGCGCTGGGACGTTAAATAATAGCGGAGACTTCCAACATATTCGATGCCGGGATGGCGGAATTGGCAGACGCTAAGGACTTAAAATCCTTTGATGGAAACATCATGAGAGTTCGAGTCTCTCTCCCGGCAATCTATTCTAGATAAGGACAACTGTGAGTTGGATCAAAAAGATTCTAAATCTCGAATCAATTACGTGGGATTGTAAGGTGATAAATGAAAATGGAACAAATGATACGTTTTATTTTTTTGCGGATGACGGACGCTCTGCACTTTATATTGCATCGTCAATGATGGCAATGAGGAAAGACACTAGTCCAAAAAGGATAATCATAGAAAGAAGAGATTTACAAGAACCTGTCAATACCATTTAACAAATATGATTATCTCACATTTAGTGAACTAGAAATAAATCTATAAAGAAAAATTGAGGCTAATAAAGCCAGAAGAAGGAAATGAATGAAAGAACAACCAAGATGGTTAGAGAGAGCAAAAGACACTTATAGATTTCATCGATCTAAACTTATATCAAATGATAAATGGACAGTAATACAAACATCTAAATCTCTTAAACGTAGTTTAGGGAGTGTTTGTGAAGATTTATTGATAGCTAGATGGTCGAAAACTCATGGGAAAAAGCTAGAAGAATTCTCATATGCTTATGAAGCATTAAAGTTTATTCGTAATAAACAGGATGAATTAGACCTAGATGAGATTGAATAATGAAGTTCAACCTCCGTAAAGCAAAAGGTCATTTAGCAGATACTATCTATTTTGATGAAGTATGTAACGTGTGTGGTAAATATATAGATGATGGAGAAGATGTTCTAGAGGCAGAGAATGAAATATTAAATGTTACTATATGTAAAGATTGTGCATATGATATTCATCATGGATATGAAGAAAATATATGATGTTTGATGATATCGAATATAAAACAATAACTAAATACTCATATGAGTGCCCGTATTGTCATGGAAGCATATTAGATGGTGAACACACAGTAAGTAACTTCAAAGACTATCAAGTAATTGGCTGCCCGAGATTTCCGAAAGATGAGAAGCCGCTTTTCATAAATGAAAACTTATGGTTGGATTATGTAGAAGATAAATAATGCCAAATTACGTTAGCGGAATAGGCTCAGTCTCTCCTAACTTGATGATCGTTGGTGAAGCACCCGGTAAATATGAAGATGAACAAGGTATTCCATTCGTTGGTCCTACAGGAAAGATGCTTGATGAGTTTCTATTTAAAGCTGGCGTTCGTCGCTCAGACTGCTATATTACAAACGTCGTAAAATATCGTCCTCCCTTAAATGACCTCAAAAAACTACATCTTATTGACGTTGACATTGGACAGTCAATGCAAGAACTATGGGATAATGAAATAAATAAACTTCATCCTAATTGTATCTTAGCTGTCGGTGACTTAGCCCTTCAAGCCGTTTGCGATTGTAGCGGAATATTAAATTATAGAGGCTCTATCTTAACGGCTAGAGACGGAATAACTAAAGTAGTTCCTACAATTCATCCAGCCGCTCTGTTCTCACATAAAAGTGGCGAAGGTGATGATGAAAATTCTAGGGGAGGACTGAGCTGGGTTTATACTAAACTTATAGAGAACGATATTATCCGAGCCGCTGAGGAATCATTAACAAAAACTTTAATCTTGCCTGAGCGAACACTATCAATAGCACACAATTCATTGGACGTTCACAGATTCTTCAGAGAATATGAGAAACTCGATCTTGCGGCTTGTGATATTGAGTCTATTAATTGTGTTCCAGTTTGCGTTGGTTTTGCTTTCAGTAAACACCACGCAATTAGTATTCCACTCCTTAAATCTATTGGGAATAATAATCTTACTGATATGGGAGATAACGAACTCGATGAGTGTTGGAGAGAAATTGACAAACAACTTAGAAGACTCAGACTTATTGGACATAACTTCATGTATGACGAGTATAAACTTGGACTTATCGGATACGAATGCCCAAGAGTTTTTAGCGACACTCTTATTAAGACTAGAGTTATCTTCCCTGAACTTCCAGATAAACGATTATGTACTGTTTCAAGCTTATGGACGCGCGAACCATACTATAAAGATGATGGAAAAGAATATAAATTAGGAAAAGTTAAATTTGATAGCTTTCTTACATATAATGCCAGAGATTGTGCTGTGGAATTTGAAGTTGATGAAGTTCAAGAGTTAGACTTACATGAATTAGCAGAGAGATTTAAAGTTCCATTAGTTGATTATTACTACAATTATATGATGAAGAAGCATAAATTCTATTTGAAATTGCAAATGACCGGAAAGAGAGTTGATGCCGCAAGGCAGAAAGAGCTAAAAATAAAATATACAAAGATGCAAGAAGAGGTCCATGATAGTCTAACAGAGAAGATCGGTCAAGAGGTAAATGTTAAATCCTATCCACAAATGTTTGAATTACTATATAAAATTATGAAGTTTAAGTTAAGAAAGAAAGATCCAACATCTGAAGACTCGATTGTAGCACTAATGGGAAACTGCAAGGATAAAGTCAAGAAAGAGATTCTAAATGAAGTCCTCGAAGAACGCAGAATTAGAGATCAAAAAAGTCGCCAAATCTCTTTCTGTCCTGATTATGATGGAAGATGCAAATCAGTTTACAACATCTCAGCGACTGAAACTTGCCGTTCTTCTACGGGCATACTTAAGAAACCACTCCGACCTAAAAAAATTGGACTTGCGGATCACACCATCTCAGCTCACGGAAGATTAGCTAAAGATATTAAATCGATGTTTATTGCTGATGAAGGTAAAGTTATTATACAATGTGATGCCAGTCAGGCAGAAGCTCGTGTAGTTGCGGTGTTAAGTGAAGATTATGAATTGTTAGCAGCTTTTGACAAGATTGATATTCATAGGCGAACGGCTGGATTGATGTTTGGTTATACAAATAAGTTACATCTGGAGACTGATTTCTCTAATCCTATAGTTGATAAATTACCTAAGGATGGGCCAGAGAGATTCACTGGTAAGGTGATTAGACACGCTGGAAATTATGACATGAAGAAACATAGACTTATGACAGAATTTAATACAAATGCTCAGAAGTATGAAATTAATATGGATATATCAGAATGGAGAGCTGGACAAATGTTAGACTTATTTCATTCAGCCTCCCCAAAAATAAAAGGGGTTTTCCATCGAGACATCAAAGATGCTATTGATTCTTCTCGCACAATTATTGATCCTATGGGTGGTGTTAGGATTTTTAATGGCCGTATGGATGATTCTCTTTATCAGGAAGCTTACGCAAATATACCTCAGAGGACTGTAGCTCATATAGTTCAAGGAGCCGCTATAAAGATTGATGAAGAACTAAATGGTGATGGCGAGATACTCTGGGCTGAAGAAAAGCATGATGCTCTCTATCTTCAAGCTCCAGAAAACAACTGGGAGGTTTATGCAAGACTTATGAAGAAATACATGGAGAGGGAAGTTGACTTCTCTATTTATTGCACCCTGAAGAGAGATATTAAACTTGTAATTCCTTGTGATGTAGAAGTAAGTCACACAAACTACGCAAGTTTTGAAAAGGTGAAAATATGAAATTTAAACCCGGCGATCATGTGAGAACAATATATGAAGGAATATATTATTATGGAGAAATTTCTCTCGTCAGAGAGGGAATTAATAGAAAGAAATATAAGGTGTTGTTTAATGATTTGAATTATGATTATTATGATGAAGATATGTTAGAACTCATAACTGAAAAAGACTTAAAGGATGACTAAAATCTGTTTAATCGCCAGCAACTCTCATGAAGCATATAATTTTGCTAAGAGTCAATATTTAGAAGATAATCAATGGTTTTACCCTAGAGATACAAATGACCTTTTGTTTAGAACAAACTTTCATGTCATCGTTGTTAAAGGAGCTGAAATTCTACCTCCAATTTTATTTGAGAAGATGTATAAGATTGCTCTAGTTAGAGGGGCTATTGGAAGAATCTAAGATTGTAGTAGAATTTTCCATAAAAGAGTTAGAAATACTACAGTCAGCTATCGCTGGTTATATTCCTAAAAAAGAAGATGAAATGATTTCAATTATGTTACATACAAGAATTACTAGTAGGATAAGAGAAACCGATGACAAAAATAGTCAACCATGAGAAGAGATTTAGACTTTTATCCAACAGGGAAAAGATTAATAGATGCTCTATTAGAGCATGTAAAAATAGAAGGAGTCATATTTGAGCCCTGCAATGGTCAGGGACACATATCAAAGTATTTGAATAATCCTATAACTAATGATATTGTGGGGGGATTTGATGCAACTAAATATCTTTGGTGGGATAAAATGAATCCAAAACCAGATTGGACAGTAACAAATCCTCCCTTCTCTTCTGCTTACAGAATAGTAGTTAATGCAGTTAATTATTCAACTGTTGGGGCCGCAGTCCTATTGAGGCTATCTTTTCTTGAGCCAACAAGAGAGAGAGAAAGATTTCTAAATCGCCAACCGCCTAATAAATTAATTGTGTTACCTAGATACTCTTTTACAGAGGATGGTAAAACTGACTCTGTAACTTGTGCTTGGATGATATGGGATAAATCAGATGAATACTATATAAAAATCTCTAGAAGATTGTAATATTATGAGCGTATCTTGGATTTCAGATTTAATAGAGGAACACCAGTCTGTTGAAACGCCAGAAAGTTGGATATATTGGTCGCTGATGTGTTGTATTTCAGCCGTTGCTGCTAATGCATATACGTTAAGAACCCTAAAAGGAAATCTTTTATATTATCCAAATCTATACGTAATTTTAATGGGGGAGAGTGGGTTAGGCAAAGGCTTCCCAGTAAATTTAGCAAAACGTCTAGTTCAGTCAGCAAACAATACAAGAGTTATTGCAGGCCGTTCAAGTATTCAAGCTATAATAAAGGAACTAGCAACTACTCGAAGCGAACAAGGCAAAGCAGTAATAACAGATTCTCGTGGATTTGTTGTTAATGGAGAATTGTCAACCGCTATCATTCAAGATCCTGATAGTCTAACAATTCTAACTGATTTATATGATCGCAATTATAATCCAAACTGGACAAACCTTCTAAAGGGTGATGGTGCTGAAAAGCTCAAAGAACCATATATTACGTGTTTATTTGGCAGCTCTCCAGCCCACTTCTATGATTCGATTCCACAAGCCAATATCGAAGGAGGATATATCGGAAGAAACTTGGTTATCTATGAGGAAAAAAGATCAAAAAATGTTGATCTTTTAGATTCAGAAAAGGAGAGCATCGATGAAGATAGATTTGCGAATTATATAGTTCCTAAATATGTTCCTCATCTAATAAAGATTGCAGCTAATAGGGCTAGACTTATTCCTGAAGAACATGCTAGAACTATATTTAACACATGGAGAAAAGAATGGAGAGCAAATCAGGATCAGTATAATGATAAAACTGGATTTGTTAATAGAGTTCCAGACCATGTATTAAAAGTAGCCATGTGTTTAGCATTATCTCGCTATGAAAATAGTTTTGTTATAACTGAACCTGATGTCACTGAAGCAATAAAAAGAATTTCGGGTTTAATATATGCAAGTGAGAAAGCCGCAGCCGGTGGAGGATTAGATCCTCTAGCACAGCAAACTAAGAAAGTTCTAGATCACTTAATTCTTTCATCGGAAAATCAACTCCTGAGGAAAGATTTATTAATAAGAGGTTATCAAAATTATGACTCGATGACGCTAGATAAAATAATTGACACTCTAATGGAAATGGGATGGATAAAGAGGCAGAAGATAGGAATTGGAAAGAATAGTGATTGGCTTATAGTTCTGTCTGGAGAACCGAAGGAGAGCCTAATGAGATTTCGCGCTCAGAACAACGGAAGGTTAAGATGACGCCAAAAGAGTATCAGATAGCTGCTGCTAGAACGTTATTAAATATTCCTCCGAGAGAATATGCAGCCAAAGAGATTATGCTAATTTGGAATGCCTTGGGAATGGCTGGAGAAGCTGGAGAAGCCGCCGACGATATTAAAAAAGCAATCTTTCATGATGTAGGATTAGATCATTCTAGAATAGTTAAAGAGCTTGGTGATTTAATGTGGTATATATCAGCTATCTGCACAAACTTAGGTATTCCTCTTGAGGTAGTTATGGCCCTTAACATTGAAAAGTTGAAAGGAAGATACCCAGATGGATTTATTCAAGGTGGGGGAGAAAGATGATTTATCAGTTTGTAGAAAATCTAACCAGATTAATCATGGAGTGGTCTATACGTAGACAGAAAAAGCACAGACCGTTAATTAATGAGATTGCCGAAAAGCTTAGCTTTCGGGCACCAAAGATTAGAGGATTGAAATGATAGAAGAAATTAGTGCATTCATTTTTTCTTATACTCCATTCGATAAAGAATTTCCAATTAGAAGGTGCGAGATAACTATTTATGCTAAAAATATAAGAGAGGCTGAAACAATTGCGATAAGTAAAAATTATAAATTCTTCGATCAAGGTTTAACTTGCTCAATTAAAGAAGTAGCTCAAGGATATAGACAAACTAAATAAGATATTCTATTTATTTAACTTCATCTTCCTGAGACCTAATTTCTTCTTTTCTGGATAATCTTGTGCCATTCCGGTGAGACTAGCAACTCCCATAGCGGCATCAAGACCAATATTATTAGCCCAATCTGGTTCTGTAGAAGTTAACTCCATTAAATCTTGCACAAATATAGGAATAAATCTTTGAGCAACCTCATTTTGGACAGATGTCTCTTTGCCATATTCAGTTGTGAATTTTCCACCTCCAGTAAACTTCTTAGCTGTTAAAAATGTATGTGCTAAATTAGCGGCTGGAGACTCTTTATTAGCTAAAAATCTGCCTGCTATATTCAATCTTGACGTAGGTGTTGGAATATCTGTTTTCCCTGCTAGAAACCTAGCAGCGCCGACTACATACTGCTGAAATCCACCCCAGGGATCGATTAGTCTAGTGCCAAATCTGGATTTTCCAAAATCTGTTGATAAGATATTAGTGCTAACCTTAGCACCAGCATATGAAGCTGCTGTATCAATAATAGTTCCTAGAGAAGCTATTGCTAATAGACTTTTCAACCCTTCCATTCTCATTTCTTTAGGAAGATCCATATAAAGCTTAGGACTAGTAAACATTTGAAGTCTTGAAGCCATCATTCTCGGAGACCACATGAGAAGATTTAACTCTGTAGTCATTTTATTTAGACGGCCTAAATCTCCCCTCCCAGTAAATGTATTAATAAAGTTAGCTATTCCCCTAGCTTCTCTGGAAGCAAATCCAACTGGATTTTTACCACTTCTATCAGTAAAAAGATCATATCCTAAATCCTCAGCAAGATCGCTCATATTTTTATATACATCAAACTTCAACTTATTAAGAAATCCAGTATAAGCTCTTTTACTAGCAGCAACGGCTTGTGGAATTCCAGTAAACCTAGGAATATTTCCTACGTAACTATCTAGAAATTCTTCATCAGCGCCGCTAGCTGCTTTAGGCAGAAACAATCCAGATTCTCTAGCTTCTAGATATTTAGGATGCTCCTCTATTGCTCTCATAGAGGCATCATAGAATTCTTTATTACCAAAGAACTTAAACATATCTCTGAATGCAGGATAGAATTCTTTCCTATGTATCATTCCAATACCATGCCGTAGTGGGGCGGCCAATGATAGGGCATTTTCCATAGACTTCATAGTATTAGCTAATTTGGATAATCTTATGCCAACAAGACCAATGCCGCCGTGCATTTCTATAATTTTATTGGCGAAGTCATTACCGAACACATCATCTAAAACTCGTAATTCTGATCTTACAGTACGTTCTCCATTCATTAACTTAAATAAAGTAGTAACACTTCTAAGTTTCTCTGGCTCAGTAATTCTAGCTCTCTTAATGGCCGTGAATAGAGAATTAGTTTCTT